CCCGGGTAGTTAAACATCCAATAGAATAAAACAGTTGCTTTTAAAGTGCTATTCTTAAGTTTTAAGAATTTTTCATAGTCTAAAAAGTATGTAATTTCACCTTTTGTTGTGTTAAAATTACGGTTTATAAAATCACTTGGATTTATATTTTGTCTTTTTAAATCTTCTTTTATCTGTATTTTTAACTTATTTATATTAGTTCTAGCATCATCAGAAAATTCATACGCGATCCATTTACGTTGAGGTTCAACCGAACTACTTCGTTTAAATACAGTTTTTATACCCCTTACCACGGAGGCTAAAGCAGCGGGACGATCCTTTGTGGCGAAGTAAGCTTTATCATAAAGCAAAAAATCATTTTCGTTTTGAGAAACATACGAAGCCATTATAGCCTCTTTATAATTAGAAAATGACCCAAGATTTTCATGTATCTTGTGTATACTGGGTCTATATAAAAATAATTGACCATTACTCCTATTAAGTGTTTGTGTAAGAGTAAATTGAAAATAATCTAAAATACGCTTATATTCAAGAGGACTTCCCTGAAAATTTTTTCCCGCGCCTCTAGTTTGTATAGCTTTCATTATCTTAGCGTATTGTGCAACAGTGGGTGCATTTCCCGACTTTGAGAATGATTGGATAAAGAACTTATTTAAACGATTAGAATTTTTTATAGATGGATACTTACTTTTCAATAACTTCACCTTGTCAGGATTAAGTTTTATATCCATACCAGCTCTACCTTTACCAGCACTAACATTTATGTTAGGATTTTGAGAAATCATTGGAGCGTTTTCACCTGTTACGAGTGAAGATGGGGAACCTGTCTTATAATCCGATACCACCAACTGCGATGGATGGGAACTCCCATCTGATGTATGTAAAGTGTGATCCGCCATTAATCCACTATACACTATAGGTACACCGAGGGTAAGACCACCTCTATCATTACGTTTACCTAATAAAAATGTAGGTTTGGTTTCACATATAGTTTTATTTTGCGACATCTATATTCTACTGATATTTTATTTTAGATTCCTGGCTAGAGATGCGATCTTCGAATTACCTTGTTGTATAAAACCATTTTCCATGATATTTTTATAATATGTTAAAGTGCGTTCAACGTTGGCATCATTCGAAAAAGTATTTTTATTTTCGTAATTACGCGTTTTGTTCCATAATTCCTCTAACATTTTTTCTTTAGCTGATGTCAGTTTACCATTCAATTTAGATAGCAAAGTCTCGAAAGATATCATGTATCTGGCTAAAACAGCATCAGAAATCTTAGTTTGACCAGCTACATACGCGAGAGTTGTGTACGTATTTAAGTAACACGATTGTAAATATTCCCTATTCATATTTTTCAGTAAAACTGAATTTCGTGTATTCACGTTGTTGCGATTCGTGTTGTTTACTTTGTTTACTTTGTTCGCGTTGTTGCGTTTCGCGTTTACCGGAAATGTTAAACGACCAGCAGCTTCCCTTCTATTAAGAAGATTGCGTTTAATATTATTTTGTGATTTACCATTTTGAACGACACTTTGTCCACTCGTAGTGGTTGTATTTCTAGTACGTGTAGACATATCTACTATGACCTGACATTTTTTTACATACAATCCACAAACTTTGGGGGTAATTTCTTATACAATTCCATCCAACTCAATACACTGATATCATCAACCTCACACCATTCATAAGGTGAACCATTCTTTCCAGCGAAATGTATAGATCGCATGTCCCAATGTTTACAAATACCGCACGTCATATCACTATCATCTACTATAGTATCTAAGTTGAGAGCGTGGCATATATCATATTTTTGTAGTTCAAAACTGGTAAAACTATTCGTTAATATGACATCATCAAATATTCCGGGAAAATGAAAATCCAACCAATCCTCCGTCTTTTCACGAACACAATCTTGACGCCCCGTCACTATGTACATCTTATCTACGTGTGGGCGCATAAGTCGAATAACAGATTGCGAGTCCTGGATGGGTTGAAGCATGTCGAACGTTTCTGACTCATAAAATTCTTGTACCATTTTTTGAGATTGTTTTTCTGTTATGTTAAACATATCTCGATACAAATATCTACATTTTTCCTTTGGCATGCTTAATTTCTTCCACGTGGCCATAGGTTTCACAAAGGGTACAAGAACTTCATCAACGTCAATAGCAATTCGATTCATTTACATGTTTATAACAATTTATTCATAGTCTCTAATCGCAACCCCGACTGGGAATCTGGGAACATTTTTATCCGTGAGATTCTGAAACCTGACGGTCAACATCTTACCAATGAACTTATCTCTGTTCGCATACTTGTACGCTCTATCCTCGAGTGTTCCTTCTGGTCGAGCGTTAAATACGTTTCCATCTTCCGTCTTACACTTCCAAACGACACAATTTGCATCCCGACCATGCCCTGTTGTCGCTCCGATGATCTCATATTCTTCAGTCTGGAAATCCTTGTGCTTGAGGAGATAGTTGCTTCGCTGACCAACCTCGTACACACTGAAGCGATCACGGATCATGGTTCCTTCGTGTCCTTCTTCAACATGCTTCTGATGCACGAGAGGAAGATCCTTCTTGGATTTTACGAGTGTCGTTTTGACATATTCGTAATGAGGATTGTAGATAGATTCTTTGACATACTCCCAGCGTTGCTCAAAGGTCATCTTATCCCTAGCGAGGGCTTCAGCTTTGAGATCAAAGAAATCGAACACGTGGAACTTGAGCTTCAGAGGATTAGTCTTGAAGGTACTCGTGAGTTCCTCAAAGTTGAGGTTAGGGTCAAAGGCTTCGCCATCAACGTATTGACCATCCTTGAGTCCCTTACCAAGAATTTTAGTTCCTGGGATGATCTTCCCAGTTCTTGAGATGCCACCATCTTTGGAGACAAGTAGGCGAACACCGTCAAGTTTGGGTTGAACGTAAAACGGCTCAGAGATGTATTTCTGGCGATCTTCCCATTTGTTCGCCAACATGGGAAGCACGGTCGTAGCCTTTGTATTCGCATTCTTCCAGATAGTTTTAGCACGTTTCGTAGCACTATCGTATCCGAGTGGAACTTCGGTCATAGACTTGGTTTCTTTGCCATTAACTTGTCCGGTCGTCTTCACTATACACCAGACCTCGTTGATTTCCTCGACACTGATGTCAAGGTAGCGCTTCTTGTTGTTTTTATCGGTGGTAAAAATTGTATCCATTATAATAATAAAAGATATGATTCAGGTGGTAAATTATGAGAAGATGGAGCGACTTAGGGCTCCTCCGCTCACAAACGCACCTTTCAACATGAACACTTTAAGTATTATTATACTGATAGTGGGACTTATTTATATGTATAAAAGATATATTACTATTAAACAATCTCGTGAACAATCTCGTACTTGAGACATTCGCTAGAATCTATGTAGACATCATGTGTCATCATTTCCTTAAACTTTGGTTTAGGAATCTTCGTTTCACTCTCGTACAAACGTTTCATCATTTTCATGATTTTTTTGCACGTTTTCAACTCATCTCTCAAATCCTTATATTTGCCCATAAATCCCGCCGACAACTGATGAATGAGTATATGCGCATGCTTTCCAATCATCCGTTTCTTACCACCGAGGAGCATAAACGTCGCAGCACTACAGCACGTACCCTCAGCTATCGTATGAACTCTTACACTGGAACGTTTGAGTGTGTCCATGACACCCATACCAGCGTATACATCACCCCCATCACTACAAATGTGAATGGTTATAATTGGATCATACCCGGGAAGTTCGATCGCTTTCTTTCTCAAATCTATTTCTAATTTTCTGAATGTTTCTGTAAATTTTAGAATACTAGTTCTGTCTATGTCGCCGTAAAAATAAATATCACACCCAACGACGCGCACGATTTCTTGGGTCTCGTCTTCACTCTCTTCGTCAGAGCTCATTTAATACATGTGTCATTTTCTTTTTAACTTTCATAACTTCACTCGTTTTCAATTTGTTATGAAGAGCTAAATGATTCATCACGTCGAAATCACCAGGTTCCAGCTTATATTTAAAACACGTCTCAAAATTACCAATTTTCGCATACTCTCTGAGAATTTGTAATTCTTCTACACCAATTTTTGTAGTATTTCTATTTTGGATATTTTGTATTTTTTGCAATCTCATTTTATAATTACCATACTTCGTCCAGGTACTTCCAGCTTGTAATTCATCTGGTTTTAGCAATTCACCCAAATAATGCTTGGGTATAGCTATACCACATAAGGTATAATAGGGCATAAATTCCCATTCCCCCTTGTATATACCAGCGTCGTACACATCCGCTAGAGATAATGACTCTGAAATTTTTTCAATATTACTCTCAATTGAATGTGGGTAATTACCATGTATAACATCTATCACATGTCCTCTTTCGTGTATAGTTTGTGAAATATCAAATGCCCCCCTATGACACAACACTTCGACGAGTATACTTTTAGACGTTTTAAAAATATCCTTTTCATCAGACTTATTAATATAGTGATAAAAATCGCGAATGTTCCCAGCGCACTTATCGGATGCAAAGCGAGCCCGAGGGTTCTCGGGTTCCAAAGAAGCTATTTCATCTGCCGTTCGCTTGGGTACGATTATCAACTCAAACCCGGGTATTATATGAACAGAATTTGAAACAAAAACGACGGAACCTGTCGTTAAAGGTTCCTTTTTTGAAGTTATCCTTTCCATGAGCTGTCTGTGCCCATACACATTGACATCATACCCATCTATGAATATATGAAATGATGTTTCACCTATGAGATCTAAAAAGGTACTCTTTCTTTGGAAAAGTTCACTATGTATCTCTATACTATTGGAATTATTCAAAACTTTTTCCAAGATGAATGTTTTTCCTACACCAGAAGAGCCGCATAAAAACACGTTCAACCCCTTTTTAACACATTCTTCCAATCTTTGAAGTTCTTTCGTGTGAAGCGTAGGGGTTGGATCTTTTTTTTGTGGAAGTATTTTAACAAAGGCATCCATGTCTGAAGACTTTACTGAACAAGCGCTAGATATTTTTTTAGAAAATGATACACTTCATAAAAAAGTTATTGAACCTATCAAACGAAAGGTTTACCCTTATGTTATAAGTATTTTACTCTTTAATGTTATTCTTTTTTTGATGCTGGCTTATCTGACTCATCGGGTATATCTGCTACAACTTTGATATTCTCTAATTCTTTGTTTTTTACACGACGGATACCTTCTATCTCCTTATCCAATTCATGACGCATCTCAGATTCGCTCATGAAGGTTTCTATGGGTTGAATATGTAATATTTCGGGTTTAAAGAATTCGGAATCTTCGGGAAATTGTTTTTCGAACGCTTGAATGATGAAATATGGTAGAGGTGGAGATTGTTCTATGAGTCGATCATATTCTGCGCGACATGTTTCTATCATAGTCGTCCCGTCTATAGAACGTTCCTCCACAGGGAGAGATAACTCTAAACGAATAGTGCGGGAAAGTTTACCGTATTGAAGTGACGCAACTCTGCATCCTTCCATCATTTCGTTAATTTTTAAGAATTGCATAATCGTGGCTATGATTCCTGCTATCAGATTCATCGCACCGATTACAGATGGAACCGCACCTCTCATGTTTTCCGGAAACGAATTCTGTGCAAAATTCGCAGTTCCCGTTATCGTCGAAAGAACGATGACTGGTAATGTAAATCGCATACTCTGTTTTTTGAAGACTAAATACGCGTGATTGTGCATGTATCTATAACAGGCGGACGCTTCACCCCATGTTTTCAGGATAACTTCTTGCTGAGGATGCCAAAATGGGACAACTTTGGTAGACTTTTTGTTATTCATACTATAAGTTCGATAAATTTCTGAGACTACTATAAATGAAAAAGAAGCTTAATCCTCAAGTCGCGACGTTCATTATAATAGCACTTCTCGCGGCTGTCATGTATCTTCTGATGTACCCGAAAGAAAATATCGTTGAAGTTCCCGTTCCTGTTCCTGTAGAAACGATAGCACCCAGGGAAGTCGTCATGGAACCCGAATTCAGGAATCCACCTATTAAAAAGTACAAACCTGGACATGTGCAACAAATGGGCGTTCTACTCGGTGATAATAACGAAACACTCCCTTTATACGGAAAAGAGGTTCGAGGTAGACGCGACAGGTATAACTATTATACCGCTACATCTGGGGATCAAATATACCCTCTCCCTGTTTCCATGGGTGATAGAGATTGCATGGATGATATAGGATGCGGGGAACTCTATGGAAACGAGAGCATCAGTGTCATGGGCAACGACTCAAACTTCCAAGCTAAATTGTACAGAACCGATAATTTTTTTTAACTCGGGTTATATAAATGAACGCCGTAGAGCTCGAAGCTTATAAATTAGAGCAGGATGTTGTTGCTAACTATCAAGGTGCAGAACAATCTATATCACTATTGGAAACGTATTACACCAACGTTCAAAATAAAGAAGGTGTAATTGATAGCGTAAATTACAACATAAATTCCCTTTATAATCTTATTAACGAAACATATGAAATCGCTTTTGATCTAGATACACCATTACCATTAACAGAATTAGATAGATATAATGAAATTATTATCGATGCTAAAGAATTGTCACAAACGTATTATCAGGTAGGACTCGCAGCTAATGATGATATAATTGATTATTTAAAAAAAATACAAAACGAACGTGACAATGTAAATAAATACATAGCATCGATGAAAGAGGACCAGACAGAGCTAAATAACTTAGTTAATTCGTATTCTAACCAATAAATACAACTCCAAATTTTTTAGATATTAATTTTTTAGCCTTCTCTAAAGATGGTTCACTCCATAACAACCAACGAGACCAAAATCCAGCCGTTTTGATTCCTCGCTTAGACCAAATTTCCCCCATTCTTCCATGACGAGCTAAATATCTTCGCATGCGAGAAGGATCTTTATGAATGGTATAATCAGAATACCCCTTTCCACCAAAATGAACTTTTGATTCATCCTGAAAAATAGCAGTAAACTTTTTTTCAGGGTGCAAACTTTTTACAAGTTTAACTCTCATTATTTTATAAGTAATATAATAATACCATGAGCTGGTGGTCATCATTAACTAGAGTTAGACCAGGGTTATTTTTGGATGCTGATAATATATACTATTTAAAAGGTATAAATGACACGAGAATTAGATTAGGTGAATTATCTTTTAATGTTGCTAAAAACAGAAATGAATATAAATACGAAGGTATCACTCGTTTAGGAGACGGATCTGAAGTGTTAACATCGGGAGGGTATAAAATTTCTTCAAACCCTGATATTTATAGAATAGACGCAACAGAAACTGGGAAAGGGGTTGACTTACCTACCGGCACTCAGTTACTTTCTAATGGAAAATTTAAACTGCCTGATGGTACAGAAATTCCCGGAAATTCTAAAAAAATGATAGATGGTACTTTTCAATTACCAGATGGAAATTACAAACTAACGAATACGAGTTTTAACAAAATAAAACAAAACAAAACTAACGTTAACGCAAATGTTGATTCTGGAACAGATATAAAAACTTCTTCAGACAAAATTTCTGGCGACACATTAACATTATCAGATAACGTGGCTTCAAAAATTGATGAAATGAGTATAAAAAAAACTACAATAAATAATAGAGCTAGAAGTGCTGAAAATGCTTTAAATAATAGAAAAACACTCGGAGAAGTAAATTCAAAAAAAATAGAATCCGATTATGAAAAAATAAAGAAAAAAAGAATGGACGCTATAGAAAAAGCGTTAGGGTTGATAGGATTGGCAGCCTTAATAGGTGGGTTAATGATGGATAAAAGTGCTGACGCGAACGCAAGTGAGGAAAGAAAGGGATGTGTAACTGCATGTCTTCCGCATAATTATTCAGATTATTTCCACGGTAAAATAAACAAGGGTGAATTAAAATACACGACAATGAGCAGTCTTCGAGCAGAATTTCCAAACGCTGAATTTCCCGAAGATCAACCATTTTGTCAAGAAGGAAATGATGATTGTTATGAACATTGCACAGCCGCGTGTTTCAATAAATATAAAGATCAAGAGGGTGACGGTGATGGAGATGGAGATGAAGATCCTTGGTGGAAAAAATGGTTTCCGGATGTAGATGAAAACCTAATAACGTCCGTTATAGTAGCTATATTAGCAGTCATAATAATCGCCTTTTTAATCATGATATTCTCACTTTACTCTTCATAGCTTAAAGAATTTCC